ACGAGGGACTCGAACCCCCATAACGAGGTTCAGAGCCTCGCATGTTACCATTACATTAATCTGGAATGTCGGATCAGAGTGTACCACACGCAGGTTAGGGACTGTCAAGCAAATCAGCAAGATTGTGCATCGCCGTAGCCGTCTCCGCCAACGCCTCCGCCGCCTTCTTAACCTCATCCAACTCGCCTGGTAGGAGAAGATCCGCGTTCTCCAACCCGACCGCACGTATGATCGTCGCTGCCTTACGTAGCTCCGTGTACCCCTCAAAGAAGACGCCGAGCAGCTCAACCCGTCGGGCCCTCTTCTCAGCGTCGTCGTCCTTTGCTAGTGTCGTAGCAACAATATCGCCTGGGGTCTCATTGTTTTCCATGATGCCTCCTATGTTGGCGGAAGGTGGAAGAATCGAACTTCCGTCGGTTTTATCCGGCCTCTGGTTAGCAACCAGGCCCTTTACCTCTCAGGCAACCTTCCGTGACTGCCCTGGGAGTCGAACCCAGACTACACGGTTTTTGAGACCGGTGCCTCTACCTTTTGGGCTAGACAGTCGTAACATAAATGTAACACCCGTTTCATAAATGTCGGGTTCTACATTTCGAGGAAGGTGAAGGAGTCGAACCCTTACCCGTTAAGATAGCCCAGGGTTCAAACCTGGTTACGGACCATCCCGTGCCACCTTCCGAGGGCCAGATAGGACTCGAACCTATATCCCGGGATTCGTAGTCCCGTGCTCATCCTTTGAGCTACTAGCCCGACGCTCCAGGGGGAGGACTCGAACCTCCGTCGCATGGGTTAACAGCCCAGCATCGTGCCACTAGACCACCCTGGAAGGGTGCCCAGCCGAGGAATCGAACCTCGTTGCGCGGCATGTAACACCGCTACCTCGCCATTCGGAATGCCGGGCTCAGAGGGACGTGTGGGAATCGAACCCACATAGCTAGGGTGGAAGCCTAGAACCTAAATCCATTCGGCCAACGTCCCGCGTAGAGAGGGTGGGGGTCGAACCCACACTGACCAGTTTCTAAAACTGGTGCCTCTGCCATTGGGCTACCTCTCCGTGGTGGACCGAGGGATCGAACCTCGCAAGCCTAAGGCACCGGGTTTACAGCCCGGTTGTCATCCCAGTGACGTGCCCACCTTGGTCGCTGCGCGAGGAGTCGAACCTCGTCCTCCGGGACTTCACTCCGGCACTACTCCGAGTCAGCTTCACAGCGGCATGTGGACTGTACCACATTTGAGCGCCTGGCGGGAGTCGAACCCACACCCTCAAGATTCGGAGTCTTGTGCCCTTCCGTTGGGCCTCAGACGCACGCAAGTTATGTTCTAACATAACATCATCGTGACAGTTAATAAGTGGCGCCGGAAGGAGTCGAACCCTCACCTCTCCGGTTAAAAGCCGGGTGCTCACCACTGAGCCGCAACGCCGTAGACCCGCCGGGTGTTGATCCCGGGACCGCCCTGGATATAAGCCTGGCAGTGGACCGCCTTCGGGTCAGAGCCGATGGCAGGAATCGAACCCGCGTAGGGTGCTTACAAGGCACCCGCGTCGCCACGATACACCGGCAAGAGGGCCCGGTAGGAATCGAACCTACGTCCTCGGTTTAGGAAACCGGTGCTCATCCCCTGAGCTACGAACCCGCGCCATGTACGGGAATCGAACCCGTAGCCCCGGATCGACAATCCGAGATGTTAGCCATTACACCAACACGGCCTAGTGCCTCGCCAAGGACTTGAACCTTGACCTTACCGGTTAAGAGCCGGTTGTGCTACGTTAACACCAACGAGGCTTGGTAGGATGACGGAGAATCGAACTCCGGTTTCCGGCTTGAGAGGCCGATGTCCTGGCCGCTGGACGACCATCCCTTGGCACGGAGTGTAGGAGTCGAACCCACTCTTTCGGCTTTGGAGACCGATACGTTCCGCAACGTACCCCGTATAGTGGAGCGGGAGGGACTCGAACCCTCACTCTCGGCTTGCAAAACCGACGTGCTTCCATTAACACTACCGTCCCAAATGGGTTGGCCGACGGGGATCTAACCCGCTTCCAGGGGATCACAACCCCCAGACTACAACAGTAGCGGCCAAGGTTGTCAGCCAAGGAGTCGAACCTTGCCCAACCTCCTTATCAGAGAGGTTCGCACAACCGGCGCGCACCGACATTGAGACGCCTCAGGGAATCGAACCCTGTTCGACCGCTTTGCAGGCGGATGCCCGACCATCTGGCTCAGGCGTCATCCGACTGTACCACAGAATCGTCCTCTACGGCAACCCCCTCACCCTCCAACTGTGCCTCTATCTCATCAATCTTACGTTCCAGAAGCCGAACATGATCCAAAAAGGCTGGCAGCTTCGTTGCCACCTCCGTCGTAACCATCGTCAACCAATAAAACACCGCCCCCAAATTGATCACTCGGGGCCCCATCAGATTGAACCGGTCCTTATCACAAGGCGGCGCCCCCTTAGGATGCTCCGCCTTATGATGATGCCACGGGCACGGCATATTCACACCGCTCCGCGGGATTTCGGGCATACCCTGTCCCTTACTCATATTGCTCCCTTAGGTGTCAAAGGTAAGATAACGTGGTACGTTAGCACAATGCAGCGTTTCCGTTGTGCGGCCCCTAAATGCACCAAGTATCTCCCGTCGGATCATACACCTAATCAGAAGTACCATGACGAGGCTTGCCGCAAACGTGAACAGGAACGCCGTTACCGGGCCAAAAAGACCGCACAGCGGGAGGTTCATGGCATAGCTGATGCCCTTGGTTCCACTGATCAGAAGGTACGCGAAGTCCTCGATGGTGCCGCCCGACGGGGCCCCGCCTTTAAGGCGCTGCTACAGCCAGAAAACCGGTTCATACTCGACCCCGTTCTCTCAGGGGATATGAACTTCGATGTTGCCGGTCAGCTCCTCGGATATGATCGGTCTACTATCAGCCGTGCCCTTATGGGAATCCGCGATATGTTGGCCGATAAGGAAAAGGCGTCTAACTGGGCGATGACCGCCACCAACATTATGCTACTCGGCCCCCCAGAGGAGGAAGTAGAAGCAGCGTTAGAAGACGACGACCCTGAGGCGTTCGAGACGATCCTCAACGAATTGGTAGACGCCTGGGTTGAGTGGCGTGATCGGATGATGACCGACGAGCGGGGCAAGAAATACATTACGAAGCCGTATCACCGGTCATGGATCAAAGCGATTCTCCGCGCGATCCTCACCGGGAAACGGCTGATGGTCCTATCACCGCCCCGGCATGGTAAGACGCAGCTTCTAATCGACTTCTGCATCTGGTTGATGCTACGCAACCCGAACGTGCGTATCCTCTGGATCGCCTCCAACGGGGATCTAGTAGCGGACTGGATCGCCTCAATGGAAGACCAGCTAGAGAACAATGGCACACTACGTGAGGCGTACCTACCGCCCGGCCAGGACTTCAAGCCGCAACGCAATACCGGCAAGTCGTGGTCCCGCACCCAGTTTACTGTAGCGACCCGTACCATTACGGGAATCAAGTCCCCGACTATGAACGGTGTCGGGCGTGGTGGCCGTATCTTGTCACGAGATGTTGACTTTATGATCATCGATGACATCGAGGATGATTCCTCAACTATTCAGCCGAAGGCCCGTGAGGACACCCGCAAGTGGTTCGCGCAGACTGCGGGCTCCCGTAAACAGAAACAGACCGGTGTAGTAGTTATCGGTTCCCGCCAGCATCCAGACGACCTTTATGGGTATCTGTTCGACAACCCGGAATGGCCCTCAATTATTGAAGAGGCCCACTCGTCGGCATGTGAGAAGGAACCGCTCAATGAGACGATCCATGAGGATTGTATGCTGTTCCCCGAAGTGAACGACTACGAATGGTATATGTCGCAGAAACGGTCGTTCGCTGTGACCGGCGGAGATTCCCTCTTCCTCATGGTTTACCAGAATGTTGCTACCGCTGAGGGGCTGATGATCTTCGACCCTGAAGCTATGCGGGCCTGCCGTTCCGAACGCGACATTGGTGAGTATCCGCAGGGACTCGACCTCGTAGCGGGCCTCGACCCTGCTATCAGCGGCTATCAGGCTGCCGTCCTGTGGGGGTATCAGCGTTGGACCGGACGCCTCTACCTCATCGACATCGATAATACTGGTGGTGCCGGTATCCCGGGTTGGCGTCTCCTCGTAGAGGACTGGCTCCAGAAATATAATCTACGGCATTGGGTTGTGGAGGACACTGCGGCGCAGCGGGGCTACATGCAGGACGCTTGGATCGTCAACTTTAAGAACGAGAACGGGATCCACATAGAAGGCCATCACACTGGCCGCAACAAGTGGGATAAACGTGTCGGTGTTACTGCCCTGTCTGCACTTTTCCGTGACTTTGTGACCTTCAAGGATCCGCATAACAATCAGGAAGTGACGCTAAGGAAGGTCGATTTGCCTTACGGGACGCCGGTCGCGAAGTCCCGAACCGACCTGTATATTGCTCAGGCAGTCCATTTCGCACAAATGGCAAATAGGCCCGCCGGAGGACTAGCGGGTTACAAGTCGGATGTTGTTATGGCATCATGGTTCCCAATGAAAGCAATCCGCCGCTGGGTGACGGACGACCAGAGCGAAATCGAATACGAATATGATCCGACCTTTGGCGGCCTCGGACGCACATTTGACTACAACGAACCGCCGTGGAGGAAAGTAAGTGCCTAACCCCGCCGACTCTTTGATGCCCACTCCCAGTCTGGGAATCGACCAAGTAATATATCGGACTCAGCACCTCATGGACCTCCACCAGGGGCAGTCCGTACAACGGCTCCGTCTACGTAGCCTCCTCGACGGTGGTGTTGCCGGTGTACGTATGCTATTGGGTGACGCTATGGCAACACTCGAAGACGTTATGCCTGTGCCGCCGCTACTCCACACCGCTGTCCGGCGCCTTGGACAGAAGATCGGTAACGGTGTCCCCGACCTCAAAGTAGATCCGTACGGATATACTGACTCGGAGGCCGCTAAGAGCGGCGCCGAAAAACGGGAACGGATCGTAGACTCCTACGATCAGGGTGGCCGACTAGAACTTCAGCTACCGCAGGTGGGGCGTTGGCTTCCCGGCTACGGATTTGTAGTCTGGATTATCAAAGACGGTAAGGATGAGGACGGCTCCGACTTCCCTTACGCGCAGCTCCGCGACCCGTACGACTGTTATCCGGGACCATGGACCGTCGATCAGCAGCCAACCGAACTAGCCATAGCACGGATCGTGTCAGCCACGGAGATAATGAACCAGTACCCTGAGCACGCTGCGAAGCTGAAAGCCAGCCTCGGTAACCAGATTCCGAAGATGCCCGGCGGCGCCGTTATGCTAACCGGAACTAAGGGACCGTCATGGGCTAACCCGTCAGGTGACGGTGTGCTCTTTATCGAATACTTCTACCAGGACGGAACTTACATCGTCCTTCCGGAACACCGACTCCTTCTCGACTTTATTCCCAATCCGATAGCGCCGCACAACCGGTTCGTTATTGCAAAGAGGTTCGCCTTCAACCAGCTTAACGGACACTACGATCATCTGATCGGGCTCATCGGACAGATGACCCGTATCACGATTCTCGAATACCTTAACCTTGAGGATTCGGTGTTCACCGAAACTAACGTCATGGGTGAGTCCCTTGAGGGCAACAAGTACCGCAAAGGACGGCACGCTGTAAACCGGTTCGCTCAGGGCACCCGGGTTGAGAAACCAATTAACAACTTGCCGTATCAGCTCTTCCAGGGTGTCGATAGGATCGAACGTCATTTCCGGGGTGGTGCCTCCTACCCAGTAACCGATGATGGGTCGTCCCCACTGTCGTTTGCGACTGGTCGCGGGCTTGGGGATCTCCGCACCGACATTGACGGTGAGGTGAAAGAGTATCAGACTTCCCTACGGTGGGCTATTCAGGATTT